AGATAATGATGCTCTCAAGGGCTTGGGTCTTTGATCTGCCCTGGGATGTGATTACCGATGTGGCATCGCGGGAAAACGTGCCAGTCAATCTGTTGGCTGCAATCGTATTTGTAGAAAGCGGTGGCAACAAACACGCCGCTCGATTTGAGAAGGATTATAAATACGTTTTCCAGACCAAGAAGTTTGCTCTTGAAGCAAACACAACCGAGACCACCGAGATGATGCTCCAAATGACCTCCTGGGGCCTCTGCCAGATCATGGGAGCCGTCGCCAGAGAGAATGGCATCTCTGGCCCTATGATGAAAATTATTGATCCTGAGGTCAATCTGACGATTGCCTGCCGCCTTATTAAGAAGCTTGCCTCGAAGCATTCTCAGCGTGATGATATCATTGCCAGCTACAACTCCGGATCCCCGATCAAAACAATTGACGGAAAGTATCGGAATCAGGCGTACGTTGACAAAGTAAATGCAGCTATTTCAATTATCCAATCCATGCAAAAGGTGTAAATTATGGAAATTATGCAGCTTCTTCAGATGATTATGGAAAAGGGTCCTGCCATTCTAGCCGCCATTATGGCGCTTCTCAGCGGGATCATTGCCGTTTGCCTGCTGATTCCCGGCGAGCAGCCGGAAAAGGCACTCCAAGCTATTGTTGACTTCCTGGCTAAACTCAGCCGGAAATGACCTTTTTCTCTGCTCTTAAACTATTAGTAGCATCCGCACCAGCTCTTCTTAAACTTGTCATTGAGCTCGCTGAATGGTTGAAGGCCAATTTTGGCGATAATCCAGCTCAGGCTATCGAAGAGCATGCAGCTGCTATTAAACTGGTTAAGGAGGCCAAGACGCCAGATGAAAAAGCTAGGGCTGCTGCTGCTCTCTCTGCTCTCATTCGCAAGCTGTAAAAAAGGCCCTGAGGTTACTGTTTGCCTCATGGACGTAGCCCAGTCGCAGCTTGTGTGCTCGGATCCGCAAGAGAACACAATCCTCATTCCATTTGCCGAGGCTGATGGGTTTATCGTGATGAATCCAGACGACTTTAAACGCGTCCTGGACTACATTCGCTTGCGGTGTCGCAAATGAAAGAGATGCCCATCCTACATGTCGTGGTTACTGTTGCCAGCCTAATCGGTGGGGCAGCTGCCATGGTTGGATGGGCATATGCTAACTTCGAACAGAAAGATTCAGCGCGTGAGCGGTTGGAACAGACAGAGAAAAGGCTTGAGAGAATCGAAGCGAAACTCGATAGACTCTCCGAAGCAATGTCCAGACCTCAAGGAAAAGGATATTGAGCGCCTCATCCTCGACTGGCTGAACACTCAACCTGGATGCAAGGCGTGGAAGAACAAAAGCATGGGCACTTTCGATCCCGTCCGTGGGATCTATCGTGCCAACCATTCTAAATACTCCGAAAAGGGTAGTTCGGACATCCTCGGGATCTGGAATGGCAAAATGTTGTGCATCGAAGTAAAGAGCCGCCGAGGCACTTTGCGACCAGAACAGAAACTGTTTCTAGACGCAATGGGAAGCCTTGGCGCCATCACGCTGGTAGCAAGGAGCCTTCCCGACGTCGCAGAAAGACTTTCCGCAGAGCCCCACACTCCGCACAAAGAGAGTCTCCCCGGCCATGATGAACTTCCTTGCCACACCGCTTGCATGGAGCCTTGCGACACGCCTGACATCGTTCATGACGATTCAGAGTAATCATTTTACCGCAGCCCTTGCATGCGCACTTATTGCCCGACAACATCATTTAGCATCGGCTGAAATCCGACCCTCGTCAGTGGTTTGCAATACTCTGCTTCAGGCTCATACAGGAGCGTGATTTCTCCCGTAAGGGGAATCATTACAACCTCGCCAGGATAAGCATAGTCCATTGCCTGAGACTTTAGACGATGGGCGAGGTCGAGCAACGTATCAGGGTGAACCTTAACCAAGGTGGTAACCTGAGGCGCATTATTGTTCATGGTTGCAACCCTTGAAAAAGAAAACGACCAGACTGATGCTGAAGACATAAAACAGAACAGCTCCAAATGTGATCATTTCTTTTTTCCTTTCTTAGCGGTCTTCTTAGATTTTCTGGCGGACGAAAGAGATGCGGCCACGGCCTGTTTCTGCGGATAGCCCGCATCCATCATTTCTCGGATGTTTCCAGAAATCGTTTGCTTCGAGTATCCCTTTTTCAGCGGCATTACACTTCCCCTCTTGTTTCAATAGCATCACGAACGCGCTTCTTAACGTCGTGAGGCAGCCGAAAGAATCCGGTAATCTCCATGACATATTCCATGGCATCGCGGATCCTTTTGTTTTCCTCTCGGAGTTGGTTCAGCCTGTATGAATACAAGCAATCTCCGATCGGATGATCACAATAACCAGTAACTTCACTCATCTGTTTTACTCAGTGCTAAAATGGCAACGTGTTTGCATTCAAGCGCCATGTCGTGCGGGCCCATAAATTGACTCATGCTAAAACCGCATATTTTTTTTAGTGCTTCCTGAAGCTTGGCGTTTTCCTTGGAAAGCGCCACGTTTTCATTGTTCAGCATTCCACAACCGATGCAATCTTCACTCATCAATCGCTCGAATCCCAATTGGCACGGTAGATGTAGCACTTGCCGTTTTCGTCGGGCAGCATGAAACAGCTGGCGAGTCCAGGAATGTCGCCACGATCAACATACTTTTTGTACGCGATCGGAACTCCAGCTCCACCGTCCGATACCGATTCAGGAAGTTTGTTGAAGTCTTTTCCCTTAAACCGGTCCTCGTAAAATTGATGAACAATCAAGACTTTGATTTGTCCTGGAACAGCCTTATTCTCCGGGCTCATACTTCACCATTTCCAGCAGGGGTTTAGCTTCGGGAGCTACCTGCTTTTCCAAGTCCCAAAGCATTTGTTGCCTAACAATGTGATCAGACCACTTTAGAGCCATATTGACTACGTTTTTGAAAACTCCTGGGTCAATAGTTCGGTGATCGCGCTCCAAAAGCAGCTGCTCAAGAGAGGTTCGACTAAGGTCATTCATCGTCGGATTCTCCATCGTTATCATCACGGTAGGTAGGAGAAATGATCACTGCAATCAGAATCGTTACCGCAAATGTCAGTAGTGGTAATGCTTCTTCCATCTTTTGGCTCCTTGCAATCTCCGCACGGTACATCGCGGATGAGGACAAAGTCTCTGATAATTCCCGTGCCATTGCATTCACCGCATGGCGCGTTCAGCGTCATAATCGTGAAAGATGGAATGAAAGTCGTCATCGTCGGTTGAAAGAATGTAATCACGTTCTACCCTTTCTTTATGTCTATCAACTTCTGGAAGCCGTCCATGGCTTTTGCTACTGTCTTTCTTGGCTTCCCGTTTTTTTCCCTTGGCAATGATGTCCAGGACAATCTCTTTCAGCTTAGGTCCCTGCGGCACTCTTGACCTCAATCTCTTCGATTGCTTGTGAGAAGTTCGAGTTTTCGCAAACGGAAGCAACCAACGAGAGCTGCTCGATGGTCAGCTTGGACGACTCTTCAACCCCAAAGGCTGCGTGGACGTAAGTCTTCAGCTGCGAATAGTTCCATTGACCGGCGTCCACAATCTTTGCAATTCGCGACATTAGTGCTTTGCGGTCGTCCCTGTTGATAACTGACTGCTTCGGCTTCTCGGATTCGAAAACTTCAACGACAGATTCCTTCGAATCTGCAACTTGCACTTCCGCTTTTACTTCCTTCGCAGCCGGCTTCTCGTTGAAATCTTCGATTTCTTCCGGAGTATAGACTCCGACAGAGACACCAGGATAGACCGTGCGGATGCCCTCGCTGATGACGCGGGCACGAAGCATTGCGCGGGGATACTGCTTCCAAACGTCTTTGCCAGTAAGCCCTGCTGCCTTGGCCTGGTCGATTGACCATGCGACCGTGGCAGATCCGCCAGCCGGATGGGTAAACGTGCCAGAGACGTTTTTATCGCTGTATTCGTTCCACACGACCTTTCCACCAGCAGCTTGAAAGCGTGCTAGCATCGCGTCAGACTTCAGCGACGGACGGCCTTGGATGATATGGTAGTCGCGGGCGGCAATTGCCGGGTGCATCCCTTCTGCCTGCGCGATCAGCATCAAAGCAATAGCCTGCTCTGGACTCTTGATTCCAAAAAGCCCGGACTTGGCTACGGCAACAGCCATGCGTTCAATTTCACCAATCGGAATAATTGCGTTCGACATATTCACCTCAGAAAGGGAGATCAGCTTCGGTCATTTCAGTGTACGGCATCGGCTTGACCGTCTCGACTGCAGCGGCAACTGCGGGAGTGTCGCGGCGAGCCTCGAACGTCGTGCAAAGCCAGTCAGCATTAGTGCTAGCAAACACAAACCTGGGTCCTTTTTCCGGAGCGTGGTCCATCACACAGAACGCATCTTTGTAGCGTTTGCAGCGCTCGATAGAGCGGGCCTGCTTCTCGCTAATAAAAAAACGGTCTTTGAGAATGCCCTCTATCGAGATATTCGCAACCCATTTTCCCTCATACATTGTCGAGGCTTCGAGTTTATCGATTTGAACCAGCTTATGAAGTCTCAGGTCTTTCTTTTGATTGTCCATGCGTTCTCCTCTTTCTTGGCTGCTTCCAGCACTTTAGGGCTATTGATCAATTGCGACAGGTGACGCCTTAAAGCGGCTCCTAGGTTTATCCCTAGCTTTTTAGCGCGGGATAAATCGCGCTCATCTACTCGGAAGGTAAACACGCGCATCGCTGGCACCCTCCGTGGTTCTTGCTTACTCATGCGGCGAGTATTACCGAATCGTGTTACGGACGCAAGAGAAAAAAAACCCGGATCAGATATGTGGGGTCCGATCCGGGTTCAAGTCGCTGAAACCTTTGGATTGGGAGAGAGAGGGAGTCAGCGATTTTTTTTAGTCTTGGAGCTTGGCGGCTTTGTAGGCGCCTTCGTCTTTCGGCTTGCAGTCCGCACCACAACTCCCCGCAAGCTTGTCCATTTTCTTGCCGCCCATCCCGGCTCCACCGGTTTCGCTTTTGTATGCTGCTGCATCGCGGCCACCTTTACCCTTGAGCTCTTTCGGTTCCTTTTCAGCCATGTGTTCTCCTAGGATTATTCGTCCAAGCGTTATACTCGGATATAGCTCAATAATGATAAACCGTTGAACTTCAAAAGGCTACCAGAGAGCCGTGGTCTCAGTTTTAGCGGGTTGCGGCTCTTCCGCCTTAGCGCCTGACATCTCCTTTTCGCGCTCAATAAGAACGCCCAAGATCGGTTTATAGCGCGTTTCAAGCGAACGCTGCCACCGAGTGATGTTTGTTAGTTTTGCATCGCCATACCGGCACCAACACCTAAATGCGTAAGGACCGGATACAGTCTCCGCTTGCGTGTCACGCGCCATCATGATTCCAGCCCCACCACACAGATTGCAATCGTATTCCCTGATCATCATCGGCAATTTTTTCCTTGCTCAAACTCACATATCCCGTTCACCTTAAATAGCAACTATGGACGCTCATGACCTTGTTTCAAAAGTTAAGGAATTAGCGGTTGAACTAGGTAGAACACCGACTGCTGCAGAGTTCGAACTGGCAATAAGTGGTGGTAAATATAAATACACCAAACTTTTTGGCGGATTCACGCCATTGTTAAAGGCGGCGGGCCTGGACACCTACGAGGATAGGCGATCGGGCAAGAAGCAGCGCATTACCAATGAGGTTTTCCAGCGTGATATTTACGCGCACCTTGAACAATACGAGCAACGAGAGGCGCCGAAAGCGATTGAAGGACAATATCAGCGCACGCTGATTGTGGGTGATTTACACGCACCCTTCGCAAATTTGCCGCTTCTTGAGAAAATCTATCGCTTTGCAGAAGTTCATCAGCCCGAAGTCATCATCCAGATCGGTGACCTATACGATTTTATGTCTCATGGGCGCTTCCCTCGCAGTCATAACGTATTTACGCCACGGCAAGAACAGGAAGCGGGAAGAGTCCAGGCCGAGACCATGTGGGCAGAACTTCGCAAAGCAGCGCCCAAAGCCCGCTGTGTTCAGCTATGGGGCAATCATGACGTGAGGCCGCTCAAGCGAATCCTAGAAGTGTATCCGGAAGCAGAAGACTGGATTGCCCAGCTGATTACGCGCCTGATGCAATTCGATGGAGTCGAGACTCTCGAAGACTCCCGCGAAGAGCTCATGCTTCCGGGTGAAATCATGGTGCACCATGGATACCGAACGCGCACGGGACAGCACCGGGACTACGCATTATTGAACGCGATCGTCGGACATTCACACGTTGGTGGTGTAAGTTATCGACAAATCAGGGGAAAAGTCCTTTGGGAGCTGAATTGCGGCCTGGCGGGCGATCAAAATGCCAAGGGTCTGACTTACACTAGCCAGCGCATCAACAACTGGACCCCGGGGTGGGGCTGGGTTGACGAATACGGCCCCCGGTTTATACCAGGTTGATCGAAAGAAGCGGAACGCAAGAACGCTCATAACGGTGGCCGCTTCCTTCTTGGCTTCCCGCGCCTTGGACGCGCACGCTTGCAACGCTTCAACTCAGCGTCACGATTCTCCCATGGTTCGATCAAATCAGGACTTACGGGTCCGCCAGTCTTAGCCATGGTCTAAGACTATATAAGACGCGGCGGGCTTAACCAGCGGCTACGGTCTTTTTGTCGCAGGCCCTCAGGCCCTTAAGGATTTTGTATACCGCTGCCTTGGAGCAGCTCAGAGCCTCTGCAATCTTGGCCGCGCTCATACCCTGGCCAGCGAGGGAAAGAACCTCACCACGGCCAATCTTCGCAGGCCTGCCTTGCTTCTCGAATTTCCACTCATGGGAACAATGCGGACACTTCATGACGTCAACTTATCCTATCGTTTGACCAGCGTCTACAATCTTCATAGTGGGCGGACGCGCTTTTATGACCGTATAGCTGCAGATCGGGCAGCGGTAAACTTCGCCCTGCTCAGTCACGCCCAGCAGGCGCAGTAGCGCCGAGTGACACTCAGGGCAGATTGTGGAGCGATCCGGGAAGGGCATCAGAATAACTTTACCCCATCATCCCTGAAGCGCAACAAAACGCGCCAGATCAACCGGAGCCTCATAAACGTGGTTGGGGTAACCCTTGACTGCATCGAATATCTTTCGTTCGACCCAGAGGCTTATAGAAGCTTTGGGGACAAATGCTAAATGTGTCAGAGATTTGTTAACAGTGACATAATAGGTCACCGACGACTTTAAAACCTTATTAACCCGGTCAACGTATATGGTCGGATATGGGTAGTCATGCGCTCCGGTGAAATCAAAGCGCCGCCCCTTCACTTCAACTCCAACTTTCCCGCCCGCACGTCTGATAAAATACAGATCAGCATCATCGCCGAAACCATCGCGCTCCTCGAAGCTATCCCGCATTCGGTAGGGCGCTAGCTCTACCTGATAGCCCTTGCACTGTAGGTGTCTAGCCACCGCTTCAACAGCTGCCCTGGAATGCATCACAGCAGACCGAAAGCGCTGTTCTTCTCGGTTTGCGCAAGTGTCCGTAGCTATCGGCAATCTTGGCGCGTTGTGTACCATTGGTTTGCTATCGTGCACCATTGGTCTCCAATCCTCTTTTTTTTTCGCAGAAGCGATGGCGGGTTAAGTTTCACAGGGGGGTGGCCTGGCCCCGCCAAAGGGCCAAAGGCCATTCCCCCACCCTGCAAGAAGCTATTGGTTAGCCCGGTATCCATCGGTTCCACAAGATACACTTTGCCCACTACGGCGGGTGGGGAATCGCTGGAAAAGGGCTTGGTTTCAAAGTGAAACCAGGAAGGATTCCTCGCTGTCTCCCCTGCCAACTACTTTGGGGAGCTTTGGCTTGCCCTTGCGGCTCAATCCCTTTTCCTCGGTGGCGGCCTTGATTGCTAAACTATTACCGGCACCGTTACGTCGTCCGGCGCGACCGGACCTTTCAAGACTTACACAATTAGACCAAATCGCGGAAGGCTAAAATTAGCTAGTAATAGCCAACCAAATCACACCACAACCAAAGAGCCAGACAAGAACAGGCTCAGAGATTAGGAAAGCCATTTGATCACCTTTTCTGCTTCCTCGATCGCCTCCATTGCCGCGTAGCACTCGTCCTGATGGTCAAGCGGGTTGGTATGCCCTCCCGTCTCGCAATGCTCGCACAGGGCAGCCTGAGCGCCCCTTAAGGCCTTCAGGCAATCGGTTAGAACTGACGTCATGATTTTTGCTCCTAGATCCATGTTGATACCCCCCACGGGTGATTAGTAAAGCGCTTTGGTTGCTTCGATTGACCGGCACAGAATGACTTGTCCAGGAATCCCGAAAACACTGTAAGACGCTTGGACGTCAACTCCCTTGCCTTCCTCCCATAGCAGGAACTTACGGAAGCACGCGGCAGCAGCCCTGCGATGATTCTCCTCGGGGCTAATGGCGGAATCCCAACCGAGTGTCACACTCTCGCCGCTAGGGGTAAAAGCCTTAACGCGTGAACCCTTGAAATTGGTGGGACCGATGAAACGAGTAGCAATGGCGTGATACATGATAACCCTTTATTAAATCAATTTGGTTACTTCGATTGCCTGCGGGCCTTTGGGGCCGTCGATCATTTGGCACAGTACGCGTTGACCCTCGGAGAGAGTTTTAAATCCATCGCCTTTAATGGCCGTGTAATGAATAAAGACATCGCGGCCATCTAGGGTCAAAAATCCGTAACCTTTTGCGTCGTTGTACCACTTGACGATTGCAACAATTTGATCAGACATTTTGTTTCTCCCTGTGCTGTCGGTTCTAAACTAAAGCCTAAACGCTGTCAATAAATTATTTAGTGTCTTTTACGAATCCGCTAGCGTCTTTTTTGGCTTTGCCTTTTGCCAGCAGACCGACAACGACATTCTTCGAATCCGTAAAGCGTAGGTCGGTCACCGTGCCATCGATCACCGGACGGCCAAGATAGGTCGCCGGCAGGCTATCGCGGAACACGGCCGCAACATTCCCACCAGCTGCCAGAACCTGCAGCGCTTCGCGGTCATTGTTTTCTTTAAGAGAAAATGTCAGGTGATAGTTAGACGGCATTCCCCAGGACGAGCGGAACCGGGCGTGAATGGCCGTATAATCGTAGAACTGAATCGTGGGGAACTCCTGAGGAATTCCAAGCTTCTCCCACAATAGATCACTCGTCCCATTTAGCCTTACAGCTGGTTTAACGCCCATGCGCTCGCAGCGCTTAACAAATGATTTCAACTCCTTGCGCAGCTGGTCAATAAATGCCGATTGAGACTCAAAGAAGAAACGCGTCTTCTTGATCCTGGCCTGTTGGATATTTTCAAAGCGACCACGGCCGGAAGTGTTCAAACAAGCCATGGAGCAGCCCTCGGAGCGCTTCGGGCAAGTCTCGAAGCCCGACAGGTTAGCCGGGGCGAGGTGCAGGATAGCCGTGAGATACTCGCCGCCCTTGTCGCTCAGTTTAATCTTGGTGTTTCCACCGATGGTCAGAAGCTTTTGCGTTTTCATTTATTCACCTTTTTCCATTTCTAAATAACGGCGACCCGCATCGGTGATTTCATAATGCTCGATGCAGCAATGATGACCTTTTGAGATGACCGTTTTTCCAAAATTATAAACAGAATCAATCATGCTAAATGATTGACGGGAAGACCGAAGCCTCAGTAGGCCAAGGTGAGCCAGCTTTCGTGCAATCCGAATTTCCAATTTTGAAATATCTGATTGAAGCGAAAATGATTCTTTTGCGGCGCCTCTTTTCAAAAGCTTGTTTGCAATTTTTCCTAGCTTCATGTGCATTCCCTCCGTGTGCTTTTAGTTCTACACAAACTATCGGGGAGTGTCTACAAAATAATTAGTGCACACAGCAGAAATAATAGCGCCCGATTTATTTTGTAATTTTGTAATACAGTGTTAACTGTAGTTTATGTTTATCAACGGACCACGCAATGAGCAGGCAATCAAAAGTGAGCTGGATACTGTCGAAGAGTACTGTCAGAGGACTTTCGGCATCGCGGTAGACTTCCCGGCCTTCGAGGCGCAAGTGAGAGAAATCATCCAATCGCGAATCCAAGACTATATTTTCCAGCGCTTTAGGGACTGGCCTATTCGTGACCTGCTATCTCTGGAGTACGCCATCGGTGAGCGCGTGGATCTCGCCAGCACGGACGAGATCCGTAAACGCGGCAGACCACGCAAGTCTGTAGCGCAAGGCTAAGGCAAACGGCGTGCCAGACGGTAATGGTCGGTAATTTAAGGTGCGGTGTGGTGCGTAATGGCTAAGGATAGCATCATCGGCAGACCGGCGGGAAGCATCCTGCCTAAGCATACCAGCTTCGCCCAGGCGCTTGAGGCGGCATGGCAGAAGATCAACCCGGGCGAACCTTACCGGCCCTCAGTGATCCTAGAGACGTTTATACACAGCCTGCTAGACGGCGAAGTCAGCCCGGAGAAGCGCGCCGAACTATGCCTTGCCCTCATGCGCTTCATGTACCCAACATTAAAGAGCGTGGACCACACAGGCACCGTAGCCCAGGTTAAAGTTGAGTTAACCCCGCGTGAGATTAACGAAATTCTGACGGCTGATCCTTTCTTATCAGCTAAGCCAGTAGTCCAGGACAGTAATGCACCATCCCGAGATTGAGCGCATCGCCAAGGGCATCAAGGCCTTGCACGACCGCTGGACGCCTCACGATGCTCAGGTGGCCATAGGTCGAGCGCTGATCGGAGAGCATTGTAAGGAGGTCTTTGCCCAGTGTGGACGAAACTTCGGCAAGTCTGAGCTGGTAAGCTATCTCCTTTGGCGCTGGGCGTGGACCTACCCGCGCTCCGAAAACTACTACTTCGCCCCGTACATGAAGCAGGCCCGCGAAATCATGTGGGCCTCTCGGCGAGTCCAAGACTTTGGGCCGTTTGAGTGGGTCCAGGACTTCAACAACACTGAAATGAGGATCACGCTCAACAACGGCTCGTTTATCAAGCTGGACGGGTCTGACAACGTGGACGCCTATCGCGGCGTTAAGCCACGCGGCTTGTCCGTATTCGACGAGTTTAAGGACTTCCGCCCTGAATTCTTTGATGCTTACGACCCGAACCGTGCAGCGCATGATACACCGCTTCTCATCGTAGGGACACCGCCCGACCACGATGGGCAATTCACAGAAGTGGCCGCAGCCTATCAGGCCGATCCCACAAAGCGCTTCTTTACGTTCCCCACGCATAGCAATCCCCATATCGGGCAAGCATGGCTTGAGGCTAAGCGGGCTGAACTGTACGCACGCGGAGACGGAGATCAGTGGGAGCGGGAATACATGGCCCGCGTGGTCAAGGGCGGACGCGCTGCTATCTTCCCGATGCTGTCCAAAGCCATCGTTAAACCACATGCCGAACTCATGCGCAGCCTGTACCGTGACCGCCGCAAGATGGAATGGATCCTATGGGCGGACCCTGCTGGAGCTTCCTGCTTCGCCGTCCTGTTCATGGCGATCAACCCCTACTCTCGCCGCGTCTACCTGCTGGACGAGATCTACGAAACCAGTCAGGCTGAGATGACCGTGGGCAGGATCGGCGCCCGGATCAAAGCCATGCGCCAAGACCTATGCGATGACGTGGAATGGCGGCAAGGCTACGACGAAGCGGAAACGTGGTTCCTAAACGAAATGCTGGACCTATACGGGGAACACTTCGAGCCCAGCCAAAAGTCTAGATCCGACAAGCTTTCAGGGCTGGCGCTGATCAAAGACGCCATCGCCCAAGGTTTGCTCACCATATCCGACCGCTGTGAGAAGCTTTACTGGGAAATGGAGAACTACCGAAAGGACGATAACGGCAAGATTAAGAAAGCCAACGACCACTTAATCGACTGCTTCCGGTATTCCCTTGATGCGGCCCGGTATACAACCAAGGACGAGCCGGAACCCATCCCGCTTGAGGCGGATCCCATGTGGCGCGGGGCTAAGCCATCGGACGACTTTGAAGGGTTTGACGACATGGGCGAACCCATGGGACCACTAGACTTCGACTAAGGGTGAGTAATGATTCCATTTCTGATTGCAGGCTTTGCGCTTCTATTCATCGTCCAGGCTGTTTGCCTTGTCGGGCTTTGGTGGACTACCACCGAACTCAAGGCTATGCAAAAGTCTACCCATTCCGTACAGTTTGTTCCGGCTGACTCACAATTTCAGAAGATGACGGAAGAAGTTAAAGAAACTTTGCAGAAAGACATTTTCGATAACCTCGCATAAGATTCAACTATGAGCACGGCTTCCTATTCATTTGATGAACTGAACACGGAAAAGAATTACGCGCAGCCGGCCCGCCCGCTGTTCTCAATTGACCTCGATGATCCTCGCAATGAAAAGGAAATCCTAAACTGGCTCAAGACCGAGCTGGCCTTTCTTGAGCATGAGAATGAGCCAAGGATCAGGGTACAGCGCCGCAATCTGGCGCTTTACAAAGGCATTCAGTATCAGGAATCAGAAGCCCGCGCCGAGAACCGTGATCGCGCCGCTGACCGCTCGACATTCCTGCGTAAGATTGTCGCTAACCACCTTTTTGATCTAACCAAGAATCGCGCCTCCAGGCTGATCAAGTTTAAGCCAGCCGTGGCCGTGATCCCCACCAACGACGAGCTTGGGGACAAGCTTTCGGCCAAGGCCTGCAAAAACCTGCTCGATCATATTTGGTACGATAATAACTTTGAAGGCGAGATCCAGCTTCAGCTTGCCACCCAAGCCATGATCCTTGGGGAGTCTTACCTTTTCGTTAAATGGAATCCGGACCTTGGACCGCTCTCGCCGGCCTATGTTGAAGCCAAAAAGAAGCACGGCAAAAAGATCCCGCTTCTGGACGACAATGGCCAACAGCAAAAAGATGACATGGGTAATCCGCTATTCGTGGAAAACCCCGTGCATATCGGTGATGTAGATTACAAAGTCGAGCTTTCGCCAGAGGTTCTGCTCGATAAGAAGAACCGTATGGAAGACGTTCTGCATTGCTTCACTTCTGAGATGGTCGGATGCGAAGCACTCAGAATCAAGTATCCTGAAAAGGCTGCTGAGATCCGCACTCATAACGATCAGGTTTATGATTACGACCGGATGGAGTTGCGGCCTACCCGCAATGAGTGCCGAGTTTATACGTTCTACGCCAAGCGACAGCCTGGGATGCCTAAGGGCAGGGTAATCAAGTTTACCAAAGATTGCGTGCTTGAGAACTCCGAGAGCCCGTACTCCATGGATGGGATGCCGTTTGTCCGTTTTACCGATATCGACTATCCGGGCGAGCTGTACGGCCATTCATTCTTTGAGATCATCAAAGGATTGACGGGAACCTACAATAACCTGACCAATATCATTCTGCGGAACTTGCTGCTGGTATCTCACCCTAAGTGGATGGTGCCGGCTGGAAGCGCATCAATCGACAAGCTGGGCAACGATGTGACCATTGTGCAGTACAAAGGTCCAACACCGCCTACGCTTGCTGTAGCGCAAACTACGCCGCCTGAGGTGTATAGCTTCCGTGAGTCGCTGAAAGAAGAGTTTCAACAGATTAGCGGCGTGTTTGGCGTAAGCCGTGGTGAACCGCCTCCCGGAATCAAGGCTGGCGTTGCGCTGCAATTCCTGTCCGAGCAAGAATCCGAGCGATATAACGAGCTTGTGTTGAAATGGAATGAGGTGATCAAGCAAGCGGCACAAATGACGCTTTCCGTTGCGCACGATTACTACGACGATTCCGATAAGCGCATGGTCATGGTTCTTGGTAAAAACAATGAATACATGACTGAATTCTTTAAGGTTGCTGACCTAAATGGCAGCTATGACATTAGGATTCAGAATAGCTCGGCGCTGCCCAAGTCCGTTGCCGCTCGCACGCAGACGCTTCTCGATTTGTCCGAGCGTTTCCCTGACAAGTTCACCGGTGAACAAGTCATTGATATGCTTGACCTTGCCCAATCCGATAAGTTTGTGGATGGCGCGACTGTTGCGGTTAGGACTGCCGAAGCTGAGACCGAGAAGCTTTTGCAAGCCAATGCGCAGGACGCCGAAGGCATGCAGCCGCAGGAGTTTGAGAACCATTTGCTGCATTGGAGAATCCATACCAAACAGATCCAGGAATTTTCCTTTAAGTACAAAACGCCTGCTGACAAACAGAAAAACCTTGTAGATCATGTGTTTGTGCATGAAATGTTCATGGTCGAGCAGGCCAAGATCAACCCCAAGTTCTCTAAAATGCTTCAAGAACTTGAGTTGTTCCCTATGTTCTATAGACTGAAACCAGAGGCTCAAATGGCTCCGGTTGCTCCTATGGCAGACATGAATGCGATGGCCCCGGCTCCTATGCCCGGTCTGCCGCCAAATCTGAATCAGCAACTTCCAGCGAATCCGGCCCAAAGTCCAATTCCAGGCGAGCCAGCGCAGGCCGAGCTGCCGCCACTCGAAACTCAAATGATGGGTAACCTCCCGCCAGTTGAGCCAAATCGTGGAGTCTAAATGAGCGAAGTGAATACCAATACCGCAGCCGTATCTGAACCGATTAGTAGTGGCGGCGGAGAAGCACCTGTTTCTTGGGATCAGCTGGAAAGCGTTTCTAACTACAAAGCTGAGTCAGCAAAACTTGAAGCCAAGGAAGAGATCAAGGCCGAGAAGGAAGCCAAGAAGGAACTTGGCATAAAAGATTCTGGCAAAGAAGCCAAGGAGTCCAAGTCGAACGAAAAAGCTTCCAAGAGTTCAGAAGAAAAGAGCAAAGAAGCTAAAGCCGAAATCAAACGGCTTAAGCTAAAGCACGCAGATCAAGAGCTTGATATCCCTCTTGATATTCAGGTGCCGGTTAAAGTGGACGGCAAAACTGAAAACGTGACGCTTCAGGAAGCCCTGTCGCGCTATTCGCAGCAGAAGCATTTGGACAAACTTTATCAAGATTACAAAAAAGATAAGTCATCTTTTGATTCCGAGCGAACAAAGATGAATCAAACGCTTGAGCGCGTGAGTGACCTGCTTGTGAATAAGAAGGACATTCGCGGTTTCATTGAGCTTGTTGCTGAACCCTTGGGCCTGGATCCGTCGCAAGTCTACCAGGACATGCGAGAAAAGCTGGAGTCCCAGTTCGAGGAGGCACAAGCACTTTCCCCTGAAGAGAGGAAGGCAAAAAGTCTTGAAGAAGAGCTAAGTTATTACAGGACGAAGCAGGAAGCGGCCAGGCAGCAGAAACTCCAAGAGCAGGAAATGCAAACCTTGGAGTCTAAAGTTCAGACCGTTCTTGAATCGTCCAAGATGGACAAGGCTTCTTTCGTAAAGGCTTACGATGAGCTAGTGAGTCTGGGATTCAAAGCTGAGGATCTGTCTCCTGAGCAGATTGGTGCATACTACCGGAATATGCAGACAATCACTCTGATTGAGCAGCGCCTTGGAGAGAAAAACCCTGAACTCGCAAAGGATCCTAAAACGATTGAGCGCCTGTCAGAGCTGGCAATCCAAACCAAGGCTACGCCTGAAGAGATTGAAGCTGTGATTGAGGAACTCTATTCGTCGGAGTCCGAACGCAAACTGGCTAAAAAGATCAATAAATCCATGGCGAAAGCCGCAAGTCAAACCCCCGTCAAAAACCCCGGCAAAGATCCGATGTTCTTTGACGATATCGTCTGAAAGGTAACAAATGGCCCAGTTCAATCTGACGACCGCTACTAATCTTTTTAAGATTAAGTACGGCAAACTCTCCGACAACACCTATAACTCGGCAAACGTCCTGCTTGCCCGCGTGAAGAAGTCTTATGACTTCACGGGTAAGCGCATGGACATTGCTGTCCCGACCTCGTTCGCAGGCGGCGTGGGCTCCGGCTCGCTCCCGACCCCGAACTATGCTGCAATCCAAGACGCTCAGATCACCGCTAAGAAAATGTACTCGGTGATTCAGATCGACCGTGAATCGATTAAAGCCGCTTCGAACAACGAAGGCGCTTTCGTCGAGCTGACCAAGTTCAGCGTCCAGAAAGGCGTTGAATCGTGGATGCGCAACATGAGCCGCGCTCTGTTCAACGACGGTACTGGCGCTCTTGGCCAGTTCTCGGGCAACGCTGCCGGTTCGGCTGCTGCTCCCGTCCTGACCATCACGGCTGCTTCATGGAAAGAAGCTAACTTCGAGGAAAAGGATTACATCAACGTCAACTCTCTCGGCTCTGTCTGGGAAGTTGTCAGCGTGAATCCGGCTATCCGCGAAGTCAGCCTTTCCCGCATCAGCGGATCGGACGACCTCACTGCTATCGGCGCTGGAACGCACAGCGTTTACATGCAGAACTCCAAGAACAACGACCCCAGCGGCCTCAAGGGAGTCCTTGATGCAACTGGTGGCTCGCTCTACAGCGTTCCGGTTGGCCGCCGTTGGCAGGCAACTCAGGTCGCTGCAGGCGGCGCTGGTCTTACTCCGGATGTGATGAACCAGACGATGCTGGAAATTCAGCGCAAGTCGGGCAAGGTTCCGAACCTGATCCTGACCTCGTTTACCCAGTACCGCAAGCTTCTGAACGTCCTTGAAGACCAGAAGCAGTATATCATCGAGCCCCGCTCGCCTGAGCTCCAGGGCAAGGTGTCTTTCCGTGGCGTTGAGTTCATGTCGTCGGCTGGCCCGGTTGGCGTGTTCCCTGAGCGCTTCTGTGAAGACGACCGCATGTATATGCTCAATGACAACTTCATTGAGATCAAACACCGTCCGGACTTCGGCTGGTTCGACGACGACGGCTCCGTGTTCCTCCGTACTGCTTCGCAGGATGCCTACGAAGCTCGTTACGGCGGATACCTCGAAGCCTACGTTGTGCCGTCGTTCCACGGCGTCATCTCTGGCCTCGCTGTCTAATCACTGATCGGTGGGGTGCCTTAACGGGTGCCCCACCTATCTTTCCACGGAGAAAGAATCATGCTTCGCGAAATCAAGTCCCCTCAACGTCTTCCTCGTCAGCTCCATATTAAAGTGGACGGCACTGGTACTGCCTCGATCCTTATTGGTTCGAAGGATGCCAGCCTAGCCGACAATGGAACTGGCGATTATACCCTGACCTTTGCCAAACCGTTTGCCCGTGCCCCGATTGTCGTGGCTTCGAGCATGACGGCTGGTGCGGTTATTCAGATTGCTTCCGCTTCTGCATCGGCTTGTCAGATCCTTGTTACTGACTTGTCCGCTGTTGCCAAGGACGCTGACCTTATGGTCATTGTCCAAGGCTTTGACGCGGTTGACGAATACTGACAAAGGTAGACGCGGGGTAGCTCAATCGGCAGAGCGGGCTGGAGCAAGGACGCTTCCCAGCTGCGTGCGGGTTCGAATCCCGTCCCCGCGTCCTTTTAGGGGGTTCTATGGCTTCTGTATCTCAATATCCTATTGCGCTTGGATCGCTTTCTGGAGCGTCTGGGTCTGCAGATCGAATTGCACTTGAACAGCACACTGTAGATCATGTGCTTTGCATGAATGTAAGCGCACTTGGTGCAACGACGCTTGGAATCAGTGTCAAAACCAGTTGTGATGGAACAAATTTTGCGGAAATCGCAACGCTTTCAATTACTTCTACTGGAGTGAAACTGTTGGCTGTTCCTACTCCGCTGAGTTTTATTAGGGTGGACTGGACGCTTTCTGGCGGGGCTACCACCGCTACTGTTGCGGCGGCACTGTGCTACGATAAACGCCGATGAGTAGAATTGACCTTTATCCTCAAACCGACTCATCGCCATCTGAGGCCAAAAGCGCCACGGGTACGGTAGTTGGTTCGAAGATGGCCCAAGACACTTATGTCAACGGCGGGTCAATCATTGTTGGAACAGCTGCAGTTCCTTCTGATTACGATGAAGCACAAGTTAGCTACACCTCCGCAGTCCAGGAAATTTACATTTACCGGAAAAACGGCAATATTGTTCGAACCGTAACCATCAACTATACGGATGCCACAAAGAATTTTATTTCTGACTGGAGTATTCTGTAGTGTGGAAGCTGATCTATGAGCCACTCACAGGAAACTTTGAACTTCGTAAAGTCCAAGAGGTTGCCGGTGGTGGTGGCGCTGGAGGAACCG